TTGATGCTACAGCTGAAGGATCTGGTGTTTACACTTTTTATAGAAATTCTACAGATGTACCTGGAGGTGGAGAACCACCACAAGCTACAACTGTTCCAACAGCAAATGTTTATGGTATTTCAGATATTTTAAATGTTACATTTAGACAAAATTATAACACAACAAACCAATCAGATATTGGTTTAACAAAAGTTGCAAGAGATGCTTATTCAGCAACGGCTAACAAAGCATCTAATGGAACGCCTTCACAATTTTGGGTACAGAGATTTATTGATAAAGTTACAATTACAATTTATCCGTTACCTAATTCAACTGCTGCAGCAAATTTTTTAAATGTTTATTACGTTAAAAGAATTCAAGATGCAGGAGCTTATACTAACGCAAGTGATACACCTTTTAGATTTGTACCATGTATGATTTCAGGATT